CAGGTCGGCTAGCGGATCGCTGCCGCCGAACAATCCGCCGCCCATGCTGCCGTGATTGAGCAGCATCTTCGGCATGCTGCCCTTGCCGCATGACGCGCCAGCACACCGGTGAAGGCGCCAGGTAGGATCAGGTCGCCGCCATCATCCTCGTTGCCGAAAACCGAGCCGTAGCCCTCAAAGGTGCCGGGCACCGTCGCCTCGTCGACGAACTTGAACTGGAAGCGGACGCTCTTACGCTCCGCCTTTGGCCTGGCGAGATCACTCATGCGGCTTGCTCTCCGCGCTTGGGCTTGGCGGCGACGCTAGTGCTACTTTTGGAATTCCATCCGGCCCGATCGGACCGGCATTGATTGGGGCGTAGATGTGGTTGCCGCCGTCGTACTCGTCCATGTCGTCCCAGTTGCGGACGTCGTTGATGGTGGCCCAGCCGGGATTTCCGCCTCCGCCGAGCGCGACCTTGTTGTATTCGGCGCGATCCTTCGCGGTGGCGCGCAGGAATTCGCCGTCGATGAATTTGGTGTAGTAGCCGTCCTTGCGGTCCTGCCTCGACAGGAGCTGCCGATCGAACGCCTTCTCGAAGCGGCGATGCCAGGGACGGATCGTGTGCACCAGGTGCATCGCGATCAGCGTCTCGGCCGCGGCGCGCGCCGCCATCTCGGCGGGATAGCCGATGACAATCGGGAGCACCCCCATGCCGTGGCAGATGCTCTCGATCTCATGGTTGCGCAACTCGATGTGCTGGGCGTCGACGCCCTTCATGTCGAAGGGCGTGAACTTGGCGTCGTTGTCCAGGATCATGACGCGGCTGACGTTGTCGAGACCAGTGTAGTGCTTCTTCACCCAGGCCGCGAGACGGACGAGCTCCTTCTCGTCGAGGCCCTTGTTGACCGAGATGATGCCGCTGGGGCGCGCTCCGTGCGCGTGCAGCATCGCGTGGGTCTGCTCGGTCGCGAGCGCCAGGCCGAGCGGCTCCTGCAGCAGCTGGACCGCGTCGAGGCCCTGCAGGCCGTCCCAGGACAGCCCGCGGATATGCAGGAGCTCGTCGGGCGTGAACGTCTCCTGCGAACCGTCCGGAGCGGTGACGACGTAGTATGGCGTGCAGTCGTTCGTCCATTTTGGCTGCACATGGGTCGGAATGATTGGGATGAGCTCGACAAGCTTGCCCCGCACCACGTTCTTGTAGGCGTAGGCGTTGTTGGTGACGGCGCAGTGAACTGCGAGCGTCTCCTTGAACTGCAGCGGGTCCTGCCATTCGTTGGGCTCGGAATCCAACAGCTCATAGAGCGGATGATCGTAGGCCTCTTGCCGCTTCCCGCCGCGCGGCTTCTGGTAGAGTTTGGTCGGCACCGTCGAGACGGCTTCGGCGATGCGCCGCGTGCAGGCCAGGAAGGTCGAACACCGCAGCGCGGTTTTCCAGCCGACGGCCACGCCGGATCGCGATTGGTAGCTGCCGAACAGGCCGGCCCAGAGCGTGTTGATCTCGCCCCAGGTGAGACCGTTCGTGCCCTTGAACTCGCGTGCGATCGATCCGAACAGGGTCATGCGTCGCCGCGCTCGAGCTTGCGGCCGAACAGGATCGAGAGCGCCATCGCCAGGGCACCACCGACCAGGAAGCCCGCCGGGACGTAGATGAGCCACGCGCCATAGGCGATCGCGCCGGCGCCGGCGAAGCCCATCCCGTCGGCGATGACGTGCGGAGCGACGCGGCCAATTGCGGCGAGCGCCCTACGCCGGCCGGCCGACGCCATGGACCATCCGCCCGCCATCGTCGATCTCTCCCACATCCATGGCTTCCGTCGCGGCGTCGATCTTCGCCATCAGAGCATCGAGGTCATCGGTGTTCCAGCCAGAGCGGCCAGCGGGTTTCTCACCTTTTTCCGCAATGCCGAGCGCGTTGACCAGTGCAGCGATTCCGTCGATGCGGCCATTCGACTTGGCCTTTGTCGGCTTGATGTTCTCGACTGCGTCCTGCTCGACGGCGACGGACTGCGCATGGCGACGAAGCAATGGGTGGCCACCATGGTGGAAGCCATTGCACATGACCAGGCGTTCAAGCTCCTTCGCCGGCGCGGAGAGAGAAACGAAACCCTGACCGAACAGAACGACCGGGATGCCCTCCTGCTGCAGACGGACAGCCGTACCGGTTGCGTTGAACCGATCGATCGCAAGGCCGCCTTGGTGAGATTCTCGTTCCTGGTTACCGTAATGGGCGATGCGAAACTGCTCGGCATCGTCGAGCACCTGCTTCTCGATGAAGGCGTAGTCGACGACATTGCCTGGCGTCGGGAATAACGCGCGGTCCTTGATGAAGCGATCATAGGGAACACGATCGCGCCTGATGTGCTCCTTCACCAGATCGGAGGGCTTCCAGAATCGCGGCAGCACGATCGGGACTTCGATGCCATCCTGGATCGGGAAGAACCATACCAGGGCGGACAAGTCCGTCGTCGACGACAGGTCAAGACCGCCAAAGCATGTCTTGCCCTTCAGACGCTCGACAAATTCCGGGGCGCTCCACGGGATCGGACCAACACAATGATCCCAACCGAATTTCCGACCCTCGTCATCGACCGAACTGATCGGCAGCCAACGGACCGCCTGATCGGTCCACATGTTCAACCGATAGCGCTTGAAGTCGTTCTCGAGCCTCGGCAGCTGCCGCGCCCGTTTGAAGTCGGCGAGAAAAGGATCGAGCTTGACGGATTTGCCAAAGTTTGGGTTGGCCTTCCGCCATGTCGCTTCCAACGTCCAGTCGTCATCCTCGTGCGGGGCATAGATGACGACGAGGGTCTCGGGATCCTCGATGTCGCCGGCCTTGATGGCCTGACATTCCTTGAAGACCTCTTCGCCATGCGTGCCTTTCTGCCCGGCGGTCGAGATCAGGAACTCCAGCGGCTGACGACGCGCCGCGGCGCTGTCGTGCACGAACGTGTAGAGATCCCCATTGGGCCATTCGTGAATCTCGTCACCGACGAGGCCGGACATGTTCAGGCCATGCTTGCCTTTCGGCTTGCCGGACAGCGGGCGGAACGACGCATTCAGGTCCGAGCTGTAGATGACCTTGTTCAGGCATTCCAGCTTCGGCGCAAGGGTGGGCGAGCGCACCACCATGTTCGTCGCCTTCTGGAACACGATGCGGGCCTGATCGCCTTCCGAGGCGATCGAGAAGACCTGCCCAGCCGGTTCCGCATCGCCAAGCAGCACAAGCAAGGCGACGCCGGCGGCGAGCTCGGTTTTTCCGTTCTTGCGGGCCACCCAAACGAAAGCCCGGCGATAGCGCCGCGTTGCGTCGGCGCGTTTCCAGCCGAACAGAGGCCGCACGATATCGTCCTCTTCCCACGGCTCGAGGACGAAGGGCTTGCCGGCCCACTCGCCTTCGCTGAAAACCAGGTGCTCCGGGAAAAAGCGGGCAGCCTTCGACGCCGCCCGTTCATCGTACCAATAAGGGCCGTCACGCCAATGTGCACTATCAAACCGGGCGTTCGGATAGGCCTCAAGAGCCTTCGGTCTCGGCGCGACTGTCGCTTCGCTCTCACCCGGCATGGATTGGATTCAGTTTAGGAAGCCTATGGGCCCCTGCTCCGGCGCTGCCGGAGGCGTGGGTGGCGCGGCGGGATCATCAGCACGGCGTTCAGGCTGCGGGGGCGTTCCGAAGAGATCCGCAGGCGCGCCGGCTGCGCGGGCAATGAAGATGCGCTGCCGCTCCGCTGGGTTGAGACCGAACCGATCCTCCGCGGCGAGCAGCTGGCGCTCGATGCGGTCGGCGATCAGGAACGAGGGATTGACGCGCTTGAGCTTGCCCCACTGGCTTTCGGACTCGTAGGCCTCGCCTTCCTTGTCGATCTCCTTCTGCATCTTCAACCAGCGGGCAAAATTGCTGCAGTAGCGCCCGAACGTCTCTACGTCAGCTTGGGTCAGCAGCTTCGCCGCGCGCAGTGTCGGCGCCAGCCGATTCCAAATCTTCAGGCCCTCCTTTTTGAGCCAGGCCGGTGGCTGAAGCCCTCCCGCCGGCATTGCCAACTCGGGCGCGGTCGGACGCTGCCGCTGCGCACTGCGGATTGGCTCTTTCTGCTCGCGCACGGCCGCGGGCTGCGGCTTTGGACCTCGGGGCATAAAAAAGATTCCGGAAATAGCCGAAAAAGTCCGCGTTGTTTGGCCACCGGTCCGGGGCCCTATGGTCTGGAGGATTTAGCCCCCCACCCCTCTGATCGTCACTTTGCGAAAAGGAGGAGTTGTCTCGTCATTTCGATAGCGACAGCGCTGTCAAGTCGAAGATCAGCGACATTCAGCTTTCCATTGGCATACAGCCGTTCGAGCTTTTGCTTGACGATGTCATGGTGAGGCTGGCATGCGGGCTGGCGGTTGCGAGGATCCCAGAACCGTTGTCTATCACCCTTATGAGGTACGATATGGTCGATTAGAGCTGTCGGCGTCGCGCGCCCAATGGCTTCACAACCTAGGCACCAAGGCATGCGGACTCGATCTTGCGCCGCGACTTCATCCCATTTCGCATCGTAACCGCGAGCGCGAGCATTGCCGCGACGGACGTCATGCTCCGCATTAACCTGCCGCGTGGTCCGGTGGCCTTTGGGTCGGAATGTGGGCGGCTTGACGGGCATCTCAAATCGCTGTCTTTGAACGGGCGCGTGTTGTAAACTCACGAACGGCCTGCTTCCCAGTGCGGTGTTGGAGCCGCTTCGATGCCTAGTCGAGCCTCGGGAAGGCTAGTGAGACGAACGTGTCTACACTGGCGGTAAGTCGATTACGAACCTACCCCGCAAGAGCGTGCAGCTTGCCATGCGCAACGACGCCGAACTTCAGGAAAGCGACGCGAGCCCGGGCGCTCGAGAATATCAGCTGGGTGTTTTGCTCGTTCACGGAATTGGGACGCAGCGGGCAGGAGATACGCTGGTTCATTGGGGCGACGTGCTCCTAAAAACTATTGCGCGCGCGACTCGTTCACCAGAAACCGAGAGAGGAGATCGCTTACTGCCAGCGGGAACCCAGGGCACGGCTCCTGAAGGAGTATTAGTGTCCGTAGAGCATGCCGGTCCTGGTGGTTCGCCTGAGAATAGTCGCTTCGAGGCGGCGGTTCGGCTCAGTGCGGGTGATCACACCGAACGATGGCTACTGCGCGAAGGCTTGTGGGCGGCCGCGTTTCCTCCGCCAAGTTACCGAGAGCTCCTGTCATGGGGCGTGAGAGCATTGCCATGGTCTATCGTAGCCCACTTCGGGGAACGTTATTGGCAATCAGTTGGCCCCACAACGAGGAGCTGGCAAGCACTCAAGCCAGCGTTAAATAGCCTACTCAAGCGCCCTTGGGATCGGGCAAGGATAGCCGCACTCGCTGCAGCGCTTCGCCATCTCATCGTCGCGTTAGCCCCCCGCGTTCACGCAGTTTTTCTGCTCATCATTGCGTTAGCGATAACGCCATTATTGATCACCGTGCTCGGACTGACACTACTGGTAGGGCTAATCCCGATCCCGCAGTTCCGCACCCTGGCTCTCGCAGTTCAGTCGAAACTTACGGCCACGGTCGGCGATAGCTTCGCCTTCGTCGAGAGTCCAATTCGGGCCGCACTCATCCGGGAATGCATTCTCGACGGTCTAAAACGGCTCAAGCCGCGCTGCGTACACACCGTCGTAGTCGCGCACTCCCAAGGAGCGGCTGTGGTGCTAGAGGCCCTGGGTGCCCTCGAGCCGTCTAACGAAAAACGTGAGGCAGCGGCAGTTTCCGTCCCGGACGCGCTGATTACCTTTGGTGCGGGTACGAACCAACTCGCAAGCCAGAAAGTCCTAACGGACAGAATGCCAAAGATGAAGATAAGTCCAGTCCTTGGCGCGGTCGGGGCTATTTTTTTGGTGGCCGGGTTATCCCTCTGGCTGTACTGGAACGCAACGGTCGCGCAAATCCTACGGGGCGGCGTGGTGGTGCTTTTCTTTTTTATGATCCAACGCGTGCTCTTGTTGGGTTTGGCCCGGTGGGGGACGAAGCAGCGCAAAGAACCGGGCAATAACCGAGAGGAGTATGAGCCATGGATGATGTGGGGTGGCCCCCGGTGGTGGAAGCAGCAGCAGCAGAGCACGAAAAGCAATAACCGAGAGGACAATGATGACCCATGGAAGAACGTAGAGCCATGGAAGAAAAGATATTACATCATGATGTTTGGCGCTTTCGGGGGCGTCTGGGGGTTGGCGGGGAGCTATTTCTCAGATCTCCCGATGGGAACCATTATTTGGCTGATTTTTACGCTGATCATGTTATATGGTTCGATTAGTTTCATTCTCTCACCTGAAGGAAAGAGAATCGTACAAGCACCGGTGAGTAGGCCGTTGGGCCTTCGTCGCTGGGTCGATCTTTACGCGTCTGCCGACCCAGTGCCAAACGGGCGGACGAGAACCATCGAAGGCGAACATGAGTCCAAACAGATCTGGAATCTGGGCTCCCCGTTCGGGGACCACACGACCTACTGGGACAATCGGGATGGATTCGTGCTTCGGGTCGCGAGAGTGTGCGCCGAGATAGCAGAAAGCCCCTGGACACATGAGCTTCCTAGCGAATCGGACTTCCTAGACAAGCGAGCGGCTTGGCGGGTCCGCTTTCTGTGGACTGCACGGTTGATCAGCGGCTTAACCTGGTTAGTCTTGGGCGTTTTGCTTTGGAAGCGGCATCAGGCGAACGTGCCCGTGCTGTTCAATCTGCCAAGTTGGATTCCTGCTTCACCGGTTCAGCACGTTTTGTTCGTGGCACTCATCGCGTTGGCGATGTGGGCAACGTCCAGCGCGTTGTGTTGGATATGGAGGTGGTGGGTTTTGGCAGAGCAGGAGGTGGTGCTAAGTCACGAACAGCCCGGGAGGGAAGAGTTGGCCGCAGGCCGCGTGGTAATCTTTTTCATGGCGATGGTCGTCTCTCTGTTGATTGCGACGGTCGTCTTCATGCTATCTCACATATATTCGTGGGCCGATCTGGGTAGTCTTATGGACCGCGACAATCGCGATGATGCTATCGTAGCTTTGATAATTGCGCTGCTATTTGCCTGGTTGTGTACGTATTTGCCCAGAGTGCTGAAATGTCGTCCGCCAGATGCCTCGAAGCAAACAGGGCTCGGCAGCGAACATGGATCAAGCCGCGCTTAGAATCTCGATCTATGAGTGCATGGCCCAATTTCGGGCACGCCGCCCAACACGAGCTCGATTGGCTCGTTTGCGAAACGATCACTTGATCGCCGTCGAGGAACTTGGGCAAGGATCCCGTTGGCACGGGGCAACACTTGCGTCCGCTCGATCTGATGCGGAAGAGCTGTGATCAGCACCTTCCGCCCCATCAAGTCGACCTCAACACCGATTCGGCCATCGGATGCAAGCCTGTCGATTGAACCAGGCGGCCAGCGCCCGATCAGATCGTCGACGAACCGGACCTTCTCGCCGCGCTTGAAGCTGTGGGCAACCTTGTCGGGTTGTGGCGTATTGAGGCCCGCCTCGATGCGCCGGATGATCCGGATGTCCGCATCGCTGATGATCAGTGGATTGCCGGAGAACGTGCGAGCGATATCGATCGCGCCCACGATGCGGTCCAGCAGATCCGCGAAGTCCCGCTTGGGATCGACAGTGCTGAACACATAGCCTGGAATGATCCCGACCCTGCGGAGCTTGCGGACCGGGTGGCCGTTGCGACTCGTGCGCGTCACTTCGAGCCGCTCATAGCTCGGCCAGAACGCCGAGAGATTGTTTCGCCGTAGACTGTCGACGGTATCAAGCTCGCGGTTCATGCGCGCCACAACCAGATAGCGATCCGGGCCTTCGTTTGCCGGCGTTGCGGGTTCGACCCCGGCGATGCCGTGCAAAGCAGTTCGCACCGCTTCGAGATTTCCACTGTCCTGCCTCATCTTCAGTTCGCTCCAACATTTCGGTTTCCCCCCGATTTGCTGGCCGTCGGTCGCAAGCGGTGCTGCCCGGCACCGCCTAAATGTTCCAACCCAGAACATTTAAGTCCGGGAGGGTATGGGAGGGTTGTTTTCCGTTTCGAGAAATCCTCCCGTTCAACAAACCATTGGGATTCAAGCCTTTCTATTTTCATTGGGAGGGTTGGGAGGATTGGGAGGGTTTTTCAGGTTTATGTTCCGTGCGCGCCCGCGCGCCCGCGCGCATGTACATATGGAAAAACCCGCCCAATCCGCCCAAACCCTCCCGAACGCCGGCAACTCAACGACTTAGCTGCGAATCAAATCCACCCATTCCGGGAGGGTCGGGAGGATTAGAACTCGGTGTCGCCCACGTCCCGCGCCACCTCCTTCCTGCCATCGGCGCTCATCTTGACGGGATGTCCATCAGCATCGACGAAGTCGTGCGCGTAACGGATCAGCTTGATGTCGAGAAACCATGTGACGTCGGAGTGCTTTCGCTTGTAGCCGCGCTCTTCCATCGCGAGCGAAAAGCCCTTCTGCTTCCAGGCCGTCTCGCCCGACGATTTGCACCAGGCTTCGAACACGCCATAGAGAATGCTCGACTGGACGCGATCGCCGGCGGCCTCCTCGACGCACATCGAAAGAAAGCGGCCCAGCGGGTCGGAGGCCGAGCGGTATTCCGCCGTCGCCGCAACGACGGCATCCGGCTCGAGCAAGCCCTTATCGCACCAGAGCCGCAGGCCATCGAGCAGCCGGTTGAGAATGCCGGAGGCCTCGGCGCGCAGCTTTTCAGTAAGATGGATGTCGCGCTCGTCCTTCGGGATGAAGACGTTGAACGGCACCAGCCGCAACCGCCGCCAGATGCCTTCGTCGGCGCCTGAGATCGTCGGTCGGTAGTTGCCCGAGATCGTCAACTTGAAAGCCGGATAGAACTTGAAGAAGTCGCGGTTGAGATGCCGCGCCATGATCGGCTCACCGCCGGTGACCAGCTTGACCATCGCCTCCGCGAGTCGCGAGTTTTTTTCCGGCTCCGAGGTCCGCAGCATGCGCACGCCGGGTAGCAGCGCAAGATCCGGCGTCGCCTGGCCGGCGTTCCGCGATTTGCCCTGATCGAGGAAGGTCTCGATCGGTACGGTCTCGCCGTAGTCCCCGGCGACATAGGACACGGCGTCGACCAGCACCGATTTGCCGTTCGACCCCTTGCCGTAGAGAAACGCCAGCTTCTGCTCGCTGACGTCTCCGGTCAGCGACAGCCCGAACCACTGATGCAGGAAAGTCCGCATCGTCTCCTGCGGCTGGATCCGCGCGATGAACTTGTCGTAGTTAGGACAGTCGGCTTCCGGGTCGTAATCGACCGGCGCAAGCTTGGTGATCAAATCGGCCGGGTCGTGCGGCTTGAACTCGACATAGTCACCCTCGCTCTTGCGCGCGACGACGAGCGTGCCGTTGTTGACGTTGATCTTCATCTTGTCGGCATCGAGCTTTTCGACGCCAATCGAGAAATAGGGCGCGCCGCGCTTCGACAGCGCGCCGAGCTTGTTCAGCGCTTCCGACGCCCGGCCCCAGGCCGCGATCTTGTCGGAGTAGAACGTCTCGTTGCCGTCGCGGTCGACCTTGAACACGGAGTCACGAGCGCCCTGCGGCGCGTCGGGCTTGTCCTTGCAGCCGCTTTCGCGAACTTCCTTGGACTCATCCTGGATGCCGCGCACGGTGTCGTGCTCGGCGATCTTGACCAGCTCGTCAGCGCCGTCGCGGCTCCAGCGCTTGCCATCCCAGGCGAGCCAGCCCAGCGCCGGGCACCACAACAGTCTATCGCGATATCGCTCGCGAAAGCGCTCGGCATTGCCGAGGTCCGTCAGCGGAAAGAACGCCAGGCGCATGTTGCGCTGGCGCTCGGTTTCCTCGGCGCGCGGCGACCGCCCTCGCCCCCCTGCCCCCGCCGCAGACGGAGCAACCGGCGATATTCCCGTTTGGGAGGATTGCGTCGATTCGCCCCCATCGTCGGGGGGCGCGGGGGAAACGGCAAAAAAAGAAGAGGAAGCGGGAGGGTCGGTTTCCGCCGGCGCCGATGCAGCGGCGTCGGACGGCAGCGACACCTCATTGCGAGATGCGCGAAGCGCCGCTGATGCGGCGCCGCGCACCTCGCTCAAATCGCACGGCTGTTTCTTGCCGCGCTTGATCGCTTCAGTGATCGCTTTCTTGACCGCGCGCACGCCATCGTCGCGGATCAGGCCGCAGCCGCTCGCGGCCTCCTCGAGCGCGGCCTTGGCGAAGGCCTCGTGCAGGGCGCCGGCGGCCGCCAGCGCGCCGAGCTGCTCGGCCGCCTCGGATAGCACTTGGCCGCGGCCATCGCCCTCAGCTGCCCGCACGCGCTTGGTGGCGGCATCAAGCTCGGCAAGGCCGAAGCGGCGCACGGCTTCGGCAATTGCGGCCGAATTCTCGGCAATGTCGACAAAGGGTGGTGTGGAGTCGACAATTTCTAGTATGGCTTGCATACCCATGCTCATGCTATCTTCCGCAAGACTTTAGATCGGATGGGGCATGACGGTTTTTGCGCGGAAATCGATGAATGTTACGCAATGGGCAGCTGTTCACGAACAGATCGACTCGCTTCAAATGGCGCTGGGAGCCCCGCACGATCTGATGATGCTCGGCGTCAGGACGGATGATCGCGAGACCGACGACATCTATATCGGCCTTCCAGACCGAAAATTTTTGCCCATCTTCCCGGGATTCGTCGAAGTCGATCAAGCAGCCTTGCCAGATCGCCTCTCCACCCTTGTGGTACGTGAAGATGGTTTCAAGGAACGCTTTCCCGATATTTACAAGAAACGACGAAGCTGCCTCCAGAAATAGCTTTCTCCAACTCATGCCGCCTCTCCGCACAGCACGTCGCTGAAGTCCCGTCCCGCCGGCGCGAACGCGATCCGGACGATGCGGCCCTCACGTGCGTAGCGCCGCGCCGCGCGCTCCATCGCGCATTCCGTGAGGAGCCGTTCGCTGTCGCCATCACCGAGCAGGATCAGCTCCTCGACCGACTCCGGGATCGAGAGCCCACCATCGTCGGGATCAGGATAGCGGTCGGGCACCTTCTGCGGCCGGCCGTTCGGCCGCTTCAAGGTCGGGTGATCGATCGTCTGTGCCGCCCGGCCGGCGAGATTGCCGAGGTCGCCGGCGGCCCAGAATGCCATGTCATCGATATTACGGCCGGCCCGATGGAAGGCTGTCCAGACCGACAGCACGGTCTCGATCCCCTCCCCGATCACGAGGCGCTTGGGCGCCTCAAGCTTGACGATCGCAATGTGAGCGCCGTTCTTGGAGCCGCGCATTTTCTTGGAGTTGAGGATCTCTCCGTCGTCCGGGTTAACGATCTCGGCCTTTGCCGGCACCTCATCCGTGGACAACCACGTCAGATGCAGCCCACCGAACCTGCCATCCGGCCGGATGAAGGCCGCGCACATTGCCGGCCCGGTGTGAATCATCCGCGGCGATTTGCGCCCGCGGTTGTCGAGCGTCTCGCCGTGCCAGTACGACATCGACGGCAGATAGCGCAGGCCTGGGCAGCGCGCCGGGAGCGCCAGGCCGCGCCCACGCAGATATGCCTCGACCGGCGTGCCGCCGAGATCCTTCACGGCCGACTTCCATGTTCGGAACAAGCGTTTGCGCTCGGCCTCGCGATAGTCGGCCGCCGCCTTTTCGCGGCTGAGGCGCTTATGCTCACGCTCCTCGAACAGTCGTTTGGCCTCGGCAGGATCAACCATGACCCGGCCGCCGAGCCGCTCGATCGCGCCGAGAAACGAACAGCCCTCGGCCTTCTCGACCAGGCGGATGACGTCGCCGCCATCAGGGCAGACCGCGCAGACCCAGCTTACGCCGTCGTCGAGGATCTCAAAACGCTGCGAGGTGACCCGGCCGCCGCAGATCGGGCACGGGCCGACCAGGCGCCCGGCCGCGCGGCGCAGCTTCACATAGCCGCCGGCGACGTCAGCCAGCGCATTGCGCGCCTTGATGTCGTCGAGATCCTCCGCGCTAAATCGGCTGCTCACGAGCCCTCCGCTGCCGGGCGCTTGCGCACGAGCCGAATGACGACACAGCCTTTCAGGATTTCGGTTTGAGCTACCTTGCCGTGGATGACTATATTGCCTTTCGACGTCCGAATGCGTTCGACGAATCCTTCCGCCGGATCGGCAGTCAGGCAAGGCTTTATTTCCTTGCCGTTCACGTAAACCACGGGCTCGTCACCGCCCGCGATAATGTTGCGGTAATTCAAATAGCCGGCATCCTGCGGATTCACCGAAATGCGGCCCATAAAGTTGCGAGGCACGTACCGGCGGCGCTCGAATGCATCTGCCATTAATCCGCCCCCTCTGGCAAAGGTTGTTCAAGCGGCGCGTCGATCGCGACGTCGCCCGAGACCTCGGCTACCGCCGGCAGCGCATGGCCGGCCGCCGCGATCGCCTCCATCCGCCGCTGCAGCATATCGAGCAGCGCCTGGTCGCTCGTGATGGCGTCGATCATTCGCACGATGCCTGCGAAGTCGTCGCGCTTGGCGACCTGGTCCGGCATCGGCTCTTTCAGCAGGTGCGCGCGCACACGAGCATCCTGGCTGATCTCGATGCGCTCGGCCTCGAGGTAGGCCGACTGCTGCATCCGGAAGAGCGTGGTTTTGCCGGGCGGTTTCACGACGAGTTCTCACCTTTTCCGCGGCATCGGCGGGGGTGTTGCCATCGGCTCGGAGCTCGTCCCGGGACAAGATTACCACAGCGCCAGGCGCTTGGTGAGTCCTTGAGGATGTAGAACAGTGCCGCCGAATGCGGCTCCAGCCGGATGATCTTGGTCACGTCGTTCCTCCGTTCGGCCGCACGCCGGCGGCATTGAGCCAATCGTTGATTCTGCCGATTGCCTGGCGTTTGGCGTCGTCGACATCGCGCGCCGGCGTCCAGGCCC